TACAGGAAATTGAAGCACAAAAACAGTATAAAATCAGGGACGAATTGCTGATAAAGGCTGTCAAAGAAAAAATAGAAAATAAAGAAAAATATCATAAAGATATAAGAGGATTAAAAACAGAACATCTAAAATATAGAGAAAGGATACGTTTAGAATTTCAGAATATAAATTTTAAATTATCCAAATTAAAAACCATCAATAGAAATTTGAAAATGGATTTATTGGAAACCAAAGCACTCAACCTCTCACTATCTACAATAAATAAAAATATTTTAGAAGATTGGACATTATCTGATAATGAAATAATAAAAAATTTAGATATGGTGGTAAGGAAAACAGTCGAAGATACAGAACAAAAATATATAGACTTTATTAACAAAATAGACAAAATAAAAAGAGGAAAAACATGAAACTCTGGAAAACCATACCTGCCAATTTCAAGAGCCATGGCCACAAATGGAAAATAAATAAGTGGTACAGGCTGGACGGCAAAATTGAATTGTGCCGAAACGGCTTCCATGCCTCGCCGCGCATATATGACGCTTATAGTTATGTCACCCCCGGCTGGATATGCCAGGTCGAAGTACGTGGTGATCACGACGATGGTGGTGATAAATCCTGCTGGCGCGAAATGCGCTTGCTGAAACGGTGGAAATGGACTGACGAAATGGCGCAGTGGTGGGCTGTATATGCGGCTGAATTGGTGTCGCCGATCTATGAGAAACATTATCCAGGTGATAGCCGCGTGAAAGATTGCATTGAAACAACCAAACGATATTTAAGCGGCAAGGCGACAAAAGAAGAACTGGCCGCCGCAAGGATTGCCGCAAGGGCGGCCGCATGGGACGCCGCAAGGGCCGCCGCAAGCGCTGGCGCAGGAGCTGCCGGCAACGCCGCCGCAAGGGCCGCTGCAAGTGTCGTCAGCGATCCCGCCTTGGCCCCCGCGAGTGTCGCCGCAAGGTACGCCACAAGGTACGCCGCAAGGGCCGCCGCATGGGACGCCGCAAGGGCCGCCGCATGGGGGGACGCCGCAGGGGACGCCGCAAGGGCCGCAACCATTGAGAAACTTGAGTCCGATATCAAGCGACTGGCAGGGATAGAGGGGGAATAAAATGAAACTCGATCAACCGGCTACCGAATTTACCAAGCGTGAACTCGCCGCGATCCACCTGTGCGTTCCCGACAGCGGCAACGATGAGTTAGACGCCATGATCCGCAGGGCGCAGCGGGAGAGGCTGGCGGGGCAGGCTTTGAGGGCGCTATTGCCGATGGTAAACATCAAAGGTTACGTCATCGGTGGACTTTCTGCCGATGAAAAAATAGCCGCAGTAGCGAAAGAATCTTATATGGTAGCCGACGCGCTGATAGCCGCAGGGGAGGTGAAGTAATGGAACTAAATAATAGCAACATCATATTCGCAGAAGGTGGAGATTTGTCTGGTGGATTTGATTGGGATCAAGTTCAAGCTGATGAAATTGCATACCAAGAAAAACTCGAAGCAAACAATCCATGCTCGGGTTGCGAGTTTGATGGGCATTGTCTGACGCAAAGACTTGGACATGAAGGTGATTGCATGGAAGATGAGGAATAAAAAATGAGCAAAAAATGGGGCAGATTATGTGCATTATGTCGTACCAGCAGACTATACGGAAGAAAAAACAAATTTGCACTATTAAGAGAAAGGTCTGCCAAGGAGGTTGGAAAGTGAGCATTGAACTTGATTTTAAATGTGACGTATGTAAGTCAAGAATGATTGAGGGAGAGAATGTTTATTGTGAAGAGTGCTATCGGGAGTTGGTTTTGGAAAACGAAACACTACAAATTAAAATAAGCGAATTATTAGTTGCAACTTCGATTTCCAAGTTGCAAGTGAAACCTGCATCAGCCCGTAGCAGCGGTGAAGCCGTGAGCGAGAAGTATTGCCCGGCTGGTAAGTGTGAGTGCTTGCATTTCCATTTACCGCATCATTGTGGATTGCCGGACCCGCATTTCGGAGAAACGAACCTTGAGCAAATCGAGGTCTGCCCCTGGCCGTCGCGGCAGATGAGGGTGGAGATAGAGTCGGTATACCATATCAAAACTTACGATGACGGTTTCGCCGCCGGTCGTGCGTACCAGAGCGAGAAGGATCGGGAGGCGGTTAAAAAGTGCCGCAAATATCCGCAAACAGACGATGCGGTAATAATTGCGAGTGATTTATACGCCGCCATCGAAGCGGCCAAGGGTGAAGCATGAGCGAGATCAAGTTGAAGCCATGCCCTCATTGTGGGGCCAAGCCGATAAAAACAAATTTAATCTTTATGGTTCGTCACTACGCTAGATGCTTTTCAAGGGAACTGGTAACCATAATTTACAAGCATGAAATTGAAGCGTGGAACCGCCGCATTAAATAAAGGAAACATAATGATTAAATTTCGTAAACAATCATATTTTGACAGATACTTAACTATTATCAATGAAAAAAGTCGAACCTTAAAAAAACATGGTTATTATATTAAAATCCCTGCCAAATATGACCTTAAATTTTGGCTCTTAGCAGCGTTAAAAAAGAAACTTTTTGATACAGAAACACCTAAAAAATATTATAATATAAATCAGAATAAAGCATCGGAAGCTGAAATTCAAAGAATGAAATATGGAAAAAATAAAGGAGGCATTTTAATATTCCCAAATGATTTGGATATAACTGAAAAATATGCAGAAAATTTTCATTCTATTTTTCAAACCAAAACAATTAAAAATATTTTTCGAAAATATCCTGATGGGATTTTATGGTGTTTTGGAAGAAGATATCGTGGCGTATATAAAAATAAACCTAGAGAGAAAATATTTAATGCTTCATCAAATACTTTGGAAATTTTAGGATTAAATAGTATCGATTTAATTAATATTGCTATTAAATTAGCAGTACAATTTCAACAGTCTATTTTAATGATTAAAGATCTGAATAATGAAACAATGATTATTTTAGGAAAATATATCGAAGAGAAAAAGAAAAAAACAGCTGAAGTAATCGATTTTTTGGGAACCGAATTAACAAATTTTGATATTAAAAAATTACAATGCGACTTGAATGAACACTATAGATTATGCTCTTCATGGCAGCATTCCCTTTGGGAAATGTATGACGTATATCCTAAATTGAATGAATTTTGGGTGAAAGATGATAATTGGTATGGTAAATAATGATAAAAGAAAAACCAATTTTTTTTGACTACGATTGTGGTATTTGTAAAAAACATACCGAACGTAAAACATATCCTGTAATTTATTTAAATGAAATCATTTTAGTTTGCGAAACTTGTTTGAGTTTTATTAAAGATCACGGAGAATTTTCTACATTCAAGGTGGTGGAAAAATGATATTTTTATTTTTTCTTTCTACTATCGGATGGTTGTGTATTTTTCACATTGAAGATATATCACAATTTATAGACGATATGGGGAGGACTTGGGAAAAATATGAAAAAATGGAAGATTAAAATAGGCAAGTGGTTGTGTAAACATAATAGACATAAACGCCCAAAAATGGTTGGCTGGGATGGTACTGCATTTTGTGGTCTTTGCCCACGATGTGGTAAATATGTTTTAAAAAACTATTCAGGACAATGGAAAGAATTTAGGAGATAAAATGGAAAAGACATGCGGTAATTGTTTATATGGTAAGCGAGTGGAGAAATCGAAAGTAATCGTATGTTCCACAGACTCGATGCTTCAAACTAGATGGGCAACTGACCATAGTTGTGAAAAATGGCGTGAACTTAAAAAGAAATTATTTAGGAGAAAATAATTATGGATAAAGATGATATAGATTTTGATGGATGGGTCAACCAAGAATTTTCCAAAATAAAAAGTGGATTAAAAAAAATTGCTGACGTTCCTAAACCGTGTTTACATCCTTGTCATAATCCCCCTAGTCATATAGTATTGGAACCAGGAGTTTATGAATATACTTGTCCTGGTTGCGGAAAAAAAATAACATTTGAAGTCCCTAGAATTATGTGGTAACACTAAATAATAGCGTATGAAAAAACTTAAATTTTACCATTTTTCTGGAATAGTTGCACTTATTATTGCTGCTTGCAGCGCCGCTTTTTCTGTTTACGGTTTGTCAGTATTGTTTGGTAGTGCTAAATTAGCATCTATAATTTTATTTTCCGCATTGGAAATTGGAAAAATTGTTTCGGTTACAATACTTTACAATTATGCTAAGAAAATCCCAGCAATCGCTCGGAAATATTTCCCTTATGCTATTCTCATTTTGATGTTAATTACGAGTTTAGGCGTAGGAGGGTTTTTAACCAATTCTTATCAAAAATCATCGGACAGTATAGCAACAACAACTACCGCTCAAAGTGCTAATACCGATCAACAGAATTTGATTTTGGAAGAAATCAACAATTACAAACAACAAATTACAGATGATACGGCAAGAAAAGACACATTGAATAATCAACGTACCAAACAAGAAGAACGTCTTAATCAGGCCCAGGCCGCTCTTAATCGCAGAATGCAGACCGAAGCGAGGAGCGATATCAAATTATCTAACGAAGAAATATCAACTGTCGGTAAGCGCATTACTGATACTTATGCGTTGATTGCTAAAAAAAATGAAGCATTAAGGGTTTTAAAAGAGGAAAGTTTTAAAATTAAAGCAGAAGATAGAAAGCAAGAAGTTGGCCCCCTGCGGTATTTGTCAAAACTTTTTTCTGTCAATATGGATGTTATAGTTATATTTTTAATATTAACAATTATTTTCGTATTTGATCCCCTGGCTGTTATTTTATGGCTTTCGACTAATGCTATTGCTAATTTAGAAAAAAAGACCCCAAAATTAAGAACAGCCAACGCAGCGCCTGAGAAACCATTTGGAAAGATTTTACAAGAAGAATTCGAGAAATTTAAAAAAGAGAAAAAGAAATAGAGAGGGCCCCATGATATGCCCAGATATACTTCACGAACCGGCAAAAATATTGTTCTGAGATTTAAAGGTTTAAAAATAATCGTCCCTGCAAACGATTATTACGAAACAACAGCAGAAAATTTAGCAGATTTATTTCCCGCCCATGTCAAGAAATTATTACCAGATGAAATAATCGAAGGGGTGGAACCTCAAATACCAAAACTAAATATTCAGGAGATTTCCCCGCCTGAGCCGATTCCCGTTAAAATTATTACCTCTTTAACCAACCTTCCGTCATTAAAACCTTGCCCTATTTCAATATCCCAAATTAAACCCCCTGATCAATTACTTCCACAAACCATAACACTAATCACAACCCCAACTATTTCCCCGCTTCAACAAACCATAACACCAATCACAACCCCAACTATTTCCCCGCTTCAATCTCAAAATATTCAAAATATTAATCTAAATTCCCCCGCTAAACTATCACCTTCATCAATAAAAGAAGTAACAATGAAAGAAGAAATAAGCGAAAGATTGACAGAAATCATAAATAATAGTATGGATGGTAACGAAGATCCCGATGTGGTAGCTTTTTTAAATTACATCGGGAAAATTATAAGCCAAAAATGAAAAAGGAGGCAAATAATATGCCAATGTATCACAATCGTACAAATCACGATGTCACAATTTTTCTTAGTAATGCGGTTCCCATTAAGTTTTTAGCGCATGAACACAAAAGATTAACCCAAGAAGGGTTAGAAAAGCAGTATGCTCGTTTCCTTGTTGTCGTACCAGATCCTGCTGAATTAAAAGAGGGCAAAGGAGTTCCAGAGAAAAAGGCTGAAAAGGGATTGATTAATGAAGTTAGACAACCTGCTCCAAACAAGGAATTAGCAAAAGAACCTGTAACAGAAGAAACCAAATCAAAAAGAAAATTGGTAAAAGAAGGCCCGAAAGTCCAAGAAGGATATTCCCCCGCGTTTTTGGGTGATCAAGTAATCGCAGGCACCAGCCGTCAGGGGAAAGAGTAAAAATTAAATGTTAGAACGTTATTCACAAATCAAGACAGTCATAGAATTTAAAAGTTATATTCGTACAAAACTTGGCGAACCAAAACTTCGTGTGGAGTTAGCCGATTCACAAATCGAAACCAATCTTTATGATGCCATGCAATTGTTTCGTGAATATTCTACAGGAAGAGGTAATACTAGAGATTATTTGGTTTTAGATTTAGTTATGGGCCAACAGGATTATCAACTTCCTGATTATGTCATGCAAGTTGGATATGATAAATCCAGTCAAAATGTTTCCGCATGGGTTTTGGCACAATTATCAGGTTATGCTGCTAGTGATGTATTGAGTTTGAAATCATTCGATATGGTTTCATATTACATGCTTCAGCAATGGATTCATTATTTAAAATATGTCACAACATCTAAATGGCGTTTATTCTATAATGTGAATACAAAAATATTACATGTGGCGCCTACACCAGAAGATTCAATGACTAAACTTTTTATTGAAGTTTTCCGTCAGTCTGATACAGATGAACTTTTAAACGAAAGATTTGTACGTGAATATTCTTTAGCTTTATGTAAAATACAACTAGGTGAAATTCGTTCTAAATTTGGAAGTTTGCCAGGGTTTAATAACTCAGTTTCTCTTAACGGAGACGCTTTAAAAACCGAAGGGCAAGCGGAGAAGGAAAAACTAGAAGACGATTTGATCAACTTATTTAAATGGTCTAGTCCACCATTTCCTATTTTTCGAAGTGTTGATTAATAAATATGAAGGAGTAAAAATATGGCAAACCAACCAGTGCCGCCGCGCGGGCCTCAACAGCGCATACCCCAACGGTATCCCCAGCAACCCGTTAGGATAAATCCACGAAATTACTTACGGCCCGGCCCGAAGGCTAAAATTATTGATTTGAACAAAGCGATGTCCTCATGGGGATCAAATCAAGCAAAATATAAAGAGGGCGATGAATTCATTTCCAAAAAGATTTTGCAAAATTTGGAGAAAACAGAAGATTTTGCGGGGATTATTAGCCAAGATAAATTCAAAAAGAATTTAAAAGTTATCAACGATATTATGTCAGCAGGGAAAGGAGAGATTTCGTACAAGTTTAAAGATACCGAAATTGTTCTTGCAGAAGATGTATTAAATCAAAATTACGTACACCATTACAAAGATAACGTCTGGCAATATTATCGCGAAAAGAATAAAAATATAATTGAAAAGAAAGAAAAACAATAAATAGTTTTAGGGCGAGCATTATTTTAAATTTTAACTTAGCCCAAGGAGTAATAAAACATGGCAAGATTTGAGTATGCAAACGAGACAATCCAAGAATTGTTCGTACAGACTTACAGCATTACGAACGCCGCCATTAG